CGACGGTCAACGATGTCAGTGCTCAGGATCTGTGTGGTATTCGCACGAACGTTGACGTAGCCCAAGACCATGGAGTTGGTCGGGAGAACGCTTTCATCAGCCGTCCCTGTTGCAGGGTTACCCGTCGCAACGAGAAGGCGAACGTCGTTGTTGACGCCTGTGTACGCTGCATCTCGAACGTTAACGTACACGATGTCGACGCGAAGGCGTGTAGGGTCGGAAGTCGCAATGGTCAGTGTGACGTCAGCATCATTGAATACGCCATAGTCAGCTTGGGTCAGTGAGTCAGTGCCTTCAACAATGCCCTTGCCTCGGTGGACAAGTACTGACATGTTAGGCGAGGCCTGCGCAGCAACCTGAAAGCTGTTGCCCTGCATCACGACGCCACTGGCACACTGCATCGAGGTCAGGGTGTTCGAGCCAGTCACACGAGGCTTGTACGGCAACGTTGTCGCCGCTAGGCGCGTCAGCTGCGCCGAGTGGTTTGTGAGGTTCTGGAAGAAGGCTCCAGGGGCAACGATTGCCATTATTGCCACCCATCGTAGTTGTAAACCGTTGCCGAGATAGTACCACTGTCTGCTTGCAGCTGTAGCACTGTCTGTCCTGGCTGGAACTTGAACCAGTTCTCAGCGGTCACTGAACCCCTTCGACTTACACCGTTTAGTGTCACTCTACGGTAGCTGAGGTCGAAGACTAGCGTGTCAAGCGTTCCTACACTAATACTGGTAGAAAGGATCTTACCGGTATTAGCATTCACGATTCCTACATTGGTACCACTGCCCGTTACGACAATGGTACCGCCAACTTCCTTGTTGCCCATATTGAGGACTGTCATGTTGGCAGGAAGGTAAGCACCGCCAAACCCAAAGTTGAAGGCCAGGTTGAACCCAAAGCCAGGGAATGCACCTGCAGAGTTTGCACCTGAGGTCTGTCGCTGGTTTGAACTGTATACAACAGGATCAGCTGCGATGAGCGTTACCTGGTATGCAGTGCAATTAGTACGGTAGGCAACGTCCCAGTCGTACTTGAACCCTAGGCTCTTACAGAAGATCTGCCTCTGTGGATTGCCTGGCTCCTTGATGAATAAAGGCGTATCAACCTTAGAGGGTGCGAAGTTGGCCTTCGCAGCATCTAGATACGGACCAATGGGGTTGTTCTGACCATATACGGTACCAGAGATCACTATGGTCCGAACGTCAAGGAACTCCGCTTCGGCAATACCACCATCACGACCATCTAGTGCCTTAGTCGATGAACGAAAGGGTGCAGAGTCAAACCCTGTAACCTTTTCTACGTCAAAGATAGGATCGACTAAGTTCGTAGGTGTGTTGTTAAGCAGTACCCCGCTAGTTCCGAACTGAAATGTGAAGTCGCTAAGAATGGGAGCTGTCATGTCATGACCTCTTCGACAATTCCCAGCCCAGGTCGGCTGCGTGCTTGGCGGGATTCAGCTCTTGTGTAGTGATGTAGAAGTTCTGCGTTACTGTCTGACCGTTCTTGCGATTGTTTAGGAGTGCACCCAACTGCTCTTGGGTGAACACGGCTTCGGGCTTGGACGTCTCGTTGAACCCGAGCTGGCCTGGCTTCAGCCATCCACCGTTCTTGTACCCACCAGGCTTATCCATAGCTGTCTGAATACTGCCGTAGGTATGCAATGCGTAGTTCAGACCTGCATAGATGTTCGCCAGAGGGTTCATGATGCCCAAGCCAAGGAACGGTCCAGCGTAGGCAGCGAACGTCGAGGGGATAACCTGCATCAAGCCTTGCGAAGGGTCACCGCGCTGAGCATTGATGTCGTACTTGTTGATGGCAGTTGAGTTGCCGCCGGACTCCTGATTCATCCTTCGAAGCACGTTCGGGAGCAAGCTGGCTGGCTGGTGCAACATTGCCAACACCTGAAGGACTAGTGGAGCGTACTGGTCTACGTTACCTCCACCGCTGCCCATTCCCAGAAGCGACTTGGCAAAGTCCTCTGCCTTACTTACTGCACCATCAAGGACCTTGCCAGGAATCGCTGCTAGAGCCTTACCGAAGTTTGAATTAGCAATCTGCTTGACTTGGTCAATCGGCCCCTGGAACATCTTCTTCACAGATCCCACAGGGTCGGAGAAGAAGTCAGCGATGCTGGATCCGATACCAGCGAGCCAGCTGCCCGCGCTGTCGAAGAAGCTGCCGATGTCGCCGACGATACCGCCGTCGGCAAACTTACCTGCTCGCATAGCCTCAAGAACTCCGAAGTACTTGCCTGTCTTGTCAGCAGGCATGACATACTCGCCGTTAGACAGCCATGCGGGAATCATGTCGTCGCGAGGTCCGCCAGGGCCTGCAATCGGACCACCATCTGCAAGGTGTAGCGGATTAAGCTTACCTAGACCGAACAGGTCAGCGATGCCATTCCACAGGGGCACGATGCCGTTGTTGTAAACTACGTCAATGATAAACTGGACGGGCTTCTTGGCAATATCCATCAGCCCATTCCAGATTTGGGTGATCTTGTCAATGGCCCACTGGAACGAGTCAGCAATGGCGTGTCCGAAGTTCAAGACAGTGTTGCCGACCCAAGTGACTATATCATTCCAGAGCTTCTTCAACCAGTTCCAGAAGTTCGTCCACAGGTCGACAATGGTCGTGATGATGGCGTTCCAGATGCCATTGAACCCTTGTGCGAAGTCCTGAAGGATATTGACGAGCCAGGAGACAGCGTCCTTGAACACGTTGACGATCAGGTTGATGAATGCCTGGAAGACACCTGAAACAATCTCCCACAGGCCGTTGAAGATCTCACCAATGCCCTGCCAGGCACGACCCCAGTCGCCAGAAAAGACACCGACAACGAAGTCGATGACGCCCTTGAGAATGTCGACAACACCTGTGACTACAGCCTTGATCACATCCCAGATGAACCCGAATACATCCTTGACAATATTCCACAGGAAAGTCAAGGAGTCGGCGAGTGCCTTCAGGTTAGCACTGACTATGTCCTTGATGTAGGGCCAGATAGCTACGAACCACTGAATGATAGGCTGAATAATCTTCTGAACGTCCGGCCAGATCTTCTGCGCCCAGTCGGAGATGTTCTTCCAGATTCCGACAATGAAGTCGCTTACAGGTGCCCAGGCATGCATAATTGTGGACGTGATATCATTCCACAACTTAACAAGCTTGTCACCGATCTGTGCCTTGATCCAGTCGTACACTACTGTGAGCTTGGCCAGGATAGCATCCCAGACAGCAACCGCAGCTGTCTTGACTGCATCCCAGTGCTGTACAAGCAGGACGACGATCGCAACAACTGCCGCGATGGCAAGGACGATTAGTCCGAAAACTCCGAGCAGCGCACCAAGTGAAACACCCAGTAGTGCCGCAACCCCGCCCAGAGTTACGAAGGCGCCAGCAATAACGACAAGGACACCGACGACGGTCAGGATGACTGCACCGATAGCGACCCAGCGAACAATGTTCTGCTTGAGTCCATCATCGAGACCATTCCACCACTGCAACACACCAGACACAACCGTGATTAGCTGATTCAGAACAGGAATCAATGCCTGTCCAGCAGTGATCTTCAGTGCATCCCATTGGTTCTGTAGCAGCTGTGACTGGTTGACCGTAGTACCAGCCATCTGTCCGTAGGCGTCTTCGAACGCACCTGCGGAGTTGTTCATGTCGTCAACGAAGCCAGCAAAGTCCTTTGCCGACTGCCCTGTTGACGTAACCAAGTCATAGAACCTACGCGCCTGGATTGTACCGCCCGCACCCATGAAGAGTTCCTTCAGGGCAGCAGAGCGTTCAGGTGCTGTGAGGTTTTCCAACTTCTTCTGCAACTGCTCCATAACAGTTGCCATGTCGTTGAAGCCACCAGACGAGTTCTTGACCTCGACACCCATGGCCTGCAGGCGACTAACGACTGCAGGGTTGGAGAATGCATCTAGTGCACGACCAGCTGAAGCCGAGGCAGCTGCAGCGCTCAGGCCGTTTCGAGTCAGGAACGCCATCATGCCTGCGAGCGTCTCATAGGACTGCCCAGCGCGAACGGCAGAGGGAACCGACTGACCCATTACAGATGCGAACTCTTGATACGTACCAACACCCTCACGGTGCAACTGGAAGTTGATATCCAGGACCTTATTGACTTGGTCAATAGGAATATGGTACGCATTCATGACCGTCATGGTCGCACGACCAGCGGTCTGAAGGTCTAGCTGACCAGCAACGGCTTCCTTCGAGAAAGCAGTCAGGAGCTGCTCGGACTGTGGTACGTTGACGTTGATGGTCGAGAAGATATCGAACAGACCATCGGTTAGGTCCTTAATGGGTGTTGCAGTGTCGTTAGCAACACGTAGGATTTCGTCACCAAGCTGCTGATTCGAAACCTTGGTAGTGGTGACCTGGGTCTGAACCCTTGCAACACCCTGCTCGAATTGCTTCGCTGCATCTGTTGCAGAACCCATGGCCTCGAGTGTCTGCACACCCAGGTCAGCCATACCAATGCCTGTAGCAGTGATTGCAGCGCCAGTAGCAATCTGTGACTTAGCGGCTGTTTGAGATGCCTTGTCTACATCACTAAATGAACCAACCAGCTTGGCCATAATGCTGGAAGCTTCATCCTGTGCGCGGATGACTAGGAGGATCTCACGAGTGCTAAGCGCCACAGTCCCTCCTAGCTCTTGGCCCTGTCGATCTCGGCCTTCTGTGCCTGCGCTGCAATCACTACGCCCATTGCTTCGACCCAGAACGGATCCTGGTCAAGCAGGCCTCCCGAATTCGGAAGACAGTAGAAGGTCTGGCACAAGGACACCACAGACAGAACAGTTCCTACATCTGCGTCATCCTCTGCATGGCGTCCGTCCCTTAGGACAGCGAATCGGACGCGTTCCCAGAGTTTCCCAGGTTCTCGTCCTCGAAGTTGTTCATGTTGTCGATGAGAGTGCTGATCTCTTCGCCAACCTGCGGGTCGAGGCGCGTCACGTCGAAGTCGTTGGACAGGTTGAGCGCTGCACCAGACTCGTCGGTGAGGTTGTGTTCTACAACGCAGTTCTTGAAGTCGTAAAGAGTAGACTGGAGAGTCAGCATCTCCATGTTGGCCTTAGCGTTGCCCTTGCGGCCGCGCTGCATCTCCATCTGCATCCGCATAGCGTTCTGCTGCCGCGTGAGCTTCTGACCGTAGGTCATCTTGCGCAGCACAACGTAGCCATCCGGCGGCAGACTCTTGAGGTCGAACCTCTCCGTCGAGTTCATGTTTACAACAGCTGCGGGCATGATGCACATCCTTCTCTAAAGCTAGAGCTCACTAGCTTGTAGACTAGCGATAGACTCAAGTCCCTTTGAGTCTAAGCTAGGGGACCTACGAGCTACGTAGAGCTCTAAGGGGCGTTGTTGATCTTGATTAGACTTACTTAGACTCTGATGACTAAGGAGTCATGTTTTCAGCGGTGGTGATGGCCAGCGTCCAGGCATTGCCCGAAGTAGGATCGAGCGTTCCCTGGTAGGCAATCTTCTCCATCAGCAGGTCGCCCTGGTTGGACAAGTTGCCAGCTTCGTAGGTATCCTTCACAGCCGCGATGACGTCCAGCTGGAAGATCTCACCCGTGACAGCCTTCGTCGCCTTGACCCTGATGCCCTGCGCAGTGAGCGCCTTGAAGGCATCGTAGTCAGTCCGGTCCTGGAAGTCACGGTTCATCGTCATGGTCACAGTACGCTCCTTGTAGGAGACGAACTGTGCACCACGACCTGTATTCTTCATTCGGTAGTTCGGCGTCGCGTTATCAGTCGACGTGAACTCGAACGTGTCCGTGTCGAAGACCTGCGTCCCTGTGGGGATTTCGACATCGTACTCGCCGGCACCGAACGGCTGCAGCTGGTTCGTCGTCCACACGGGCGTAGGCATGCTCTGCACAGTCTCGTCCATGCCGATGATGCTGTACGTCGCAGTCAGCATACCGTTGCTGACACCGAACTTTACAGTTCCCACAGTACACCCGACGTAGCCGAACACTACACCGTTTCGAACGACTGTGATGGAGAGCGTGCGGCCAGCAGTAGCCGAGGCAGTAGGCGTGTAGGTGTAGAGGTACTTGCCAGACACTGGACCAGTCTTGACGAGTGCCTGACGCATCGCCCTGTGGAAGTAGACCATCAGGTCGGTGAGGCCTTCGATGACGACGTCACCTTCGACGTGTACGTTGCCAGGCACTCCACCGATGTTGTCCACCGACTGCCTGATAGGCCGCCGCCACTGAGTACCCTGGACGTACTTCAGAGACTCGGACGTGATCGGACCGTACTTGGTCGGCGCCGTGTAGACGCCCGAAGCGACTGCCGTGTTCGCAGCAGGCTGAGCGCCAGCAGGAGTAAGAGCACCAGTGTCGACGTAGGTGATGGTCGAGCCGCCAGTGATAGCGGTCAGGAGAAGCTCAGTCCCTGTTGCACCACCTGCAGCGGTCCGGTAGAGCTTGTAACCCGTCGCACCAGTAACGACGTTCCAGTTGACAGTGTTCGAGTTGGTAGAACCTGCACCCGTGGTGACCGTCTGCTCGTTGCTGACAAGCGTCTCACCGGCAGTATTCGTCGCAGTCAGAACGTACTTGTACGTAGACGTAGCAGGCAGCGTGCCGCCAGCCGTTGACGACGTAGCAGCAAGCTGAACAGGCGCAGCGAGCTGCTCTAGCGCCAATCCCAGGAAGCCGCCACCACCAATACCGTATCCCACTTTACACCACCTTACTGGTTGTAGTTCGGCTGCATGGGAAGAAGCGTAAGCGACTCCGCCTGTACAGTAAGACGCGCTGCACGAAATTCAGTCTTGCTGCGCAACGAAACACCAAAGTCAGTACGTACGACTAGGCAGTTGATAACGATTCCGCCTAGCGTAGGATCAGCGTGTAGGATAGTCTCGATGGACTCTGCTAGCTGGCTAGCAAGGTGAAGATTCAACTGTGCATCCTGAACCTGACCTGCCTGAACCAGCACGAAGCATTCGAAAGCGTTCTTAACCCGCCTAGGTGCTCCGGCAGGGTTGCGTACCTTACCACCAGGAATGACTTCTACAGCAGGCGTGCGTGGAATCTTAGTCTGCTCACCATACCAGATATCTGCAACGGCTAAGTCGGTCTGCTTAGCCGTAATCAGATTCTGAATAGTCGCAGCAAAGGTTTCGAGGCTATCAGTGGGTGTGGTCATCTCTATCACCCAAACCCTGCAGCAGCAACCCGCATGGCAATCCAGGAATCGAACTCAGCATCAATCTTATCCAAGTCCTCATCCTGAAACATCACGAACGGGCGCGCGGGAATAGCATGCGCACGGTCAGAGCTAGAAGCAGCTGAAGTGCCTGAAGCCATGGCGACCTTAAGCTTAGCGTCCAGCTCGGCCATGACTTGCTGTGCTGCCTTACCTGCACTAAGCTTCACACCACGCTTGGCAGCAGACTTGATCTTACTCTGAATCTGCGCACCTGTAGTAGTATCGTAACCTGACTGGTGTATGGCACCATACCAGACACGATCAGGCAGCTGCTTAACGATTGCGTAGTCCTGAGTAATGTCCCACATGGTCATGAAGCCCATGTTACGCTTCAATGCACCAGACCGGACTAGAGTAGTGCTGCCTGAACCTTCACGGCTACGAATAAGCAGTGTAGACTCAGACAAAGGCACCCAAGTGTCAGGACGACCACCTGAAGAGAAGTTCTGCTGAATCGACGGAATCATGACATTGCGGACTGCATTCGTCAGAGGCACTCTGAACGAACGGATGTCAACACCCATCTTGTCGACATCACGAGCCAGGATGCCAATCGTTGGCGAGAAGTCAAACGCAAGGATTCCGGAGTCTTTACGGGGAGCTGTCATTAGAACACCTTCCCCACAGAGAAAGCAGCATCACCCAACGAACTGTCGAGGTCCGTTGGTTGCTGTGCGGAGGATGAATCATTCGGGTAGAATGTCGGTCCATCCGAAGCAGAAACTACTAGGCCAGGCATGATAACAGACCCGTTCAAAAGGCCTGCCATCAACGACTCTGCCTCAGCACGGAGAAGCGTGGCATAGACGTTAACATGTTCCTGGTCTTCCGAGTACTGCCTGTTATAGAACCAGGAAATGTACAGCATTGAAATGACTTGCTGTACGATAGGTGGCGTGGAAGAAGAGTCGGACCAGGTGCTGACATCGAAGCCCTCGGTCAGCATGCCAAGCACCTGGTTCTCGACCTGAGTAAGCAAGTCGGCATCAAGGACAGTAATAGGCAGCTTGGTCTTCTCAGCCCAAGACTGCGCCTGCTGAACCGTGATACGCGACATGCTTCACCTCACTCCGTGTTCTCGGTGTCCTCAGTACGCTCGTCGACACCCTCGGCGTTAGGGTTCTCCTGCAGCGACGGTTCGGTCGCCACTGCATCAGCCTCCGCGGCCTCCTGCGGAGTCTCGGGAGCACCGGACGGGAGGGTCTGTCCCTCGACACCGTGAGCAGTGGTGACACGCTCCATGGGACCCACAGGGCGCTCACCCGAGTACTCGTCGCCTTCCTCGATGGAGTCCGAAGCGAGAAGAGTGTCGATGTCGTTCTGGCTGAAACCGTGTTCCTCGGTGAGCTCGTCGCCGACCTGCAGCGTCACGACGTCTCCGGAATCCAGACCGTGCTGGATCGGAGTCTTGGCGAAGTAAGCCATGTTCTCTCCTTTCTCAGGCCACCGCGTTCTGGATGAGGTAGCCAGTGATGAGCAGATTGCTCTCGACGCCGACCAGCTTGAGGTCGTAGCGCCGCCGGACACGGATGAGATCCGATGCCCGCGGGTCCTCGCGCCAACGGTCGATGACCTGGGACTGCGAGGAGCCTCCAGTCTTGCCGTTGTCTCGCGCCTGACCACCGCCGAAGCCCCACACGAACTCGTAGCCGAATCCGAGCTTCTTGATGCCGGGAGCACCAGGCACGTAGGCGAGGATGACGTCCTTGCCCCACATGTAGGTCATGTTCGCCGAGGTGACGGACACACCTGCACCAGCGGTGGAGTAGCCGACACCCGGAACCAGAACTCGATCGATACCCAGAACCGAGGAGATGATGTCCGGAGTGAGGATCGCCCGCTCCGAGTACTTGATGCGCTCGATGAAGTCCGGGTGGTCCTCGAGCTGCGTCATCACCTGGTACGGGAAGATGGCGAGGTTCGGGTTCTTGAAGATCTTCGCATTGATCGCCCTGATGCCCGTCTTCACATCCGAGATCGGGTTGGACGTAGCGTAGTTTGCACTGTTCCACTGAGCAGTACCAGACAGCGTGACACTGTTGCCAGACGCGTAGTTACCGATCGTACGCGCCATGTTCATCATGTTGAGTTCGCGGCTGAACATGATGCGGTCAGTGACGAGCTCGACAGCATCCTGATCAGGCTGCAGAGGGATGTCGGCGTTCTGCCGCTCCTCGTCCGTGACCGCGATCTGAAGGGCGTGCTCGGATGCGTAGTACGAGTCCGTGCTGACCTTCAGGCCAGGAATCTCGTTCGCAACCGTACCAGGCGCACGAACGTCCGCAGCTTCCACCTTGAAGAACTCACGGTCGAAGATGTAGTACTTGTTGGACTGCTTCGCCACAGGCACGGCCGGAAAGAGCTCCGGCCCGACGAAGCCCATGTCCATCGGCCACTGGATCGAAATCTGGGTGAGCACCAGATCGATGTGGACGGAACCAGACCCAGAAGGGCTGTAAACTGCCATGATTCACTCCCTTCAGGGGTCAGCTGGAGACTGCCGCACCCGGCGTCAGCAGCACGTCGATGACCTGACCAGAACCGGACGCACCCGTAAGTGCGATACCAGCCTGCTTGGTGCCTGCAGCACCTGACGTAACGAAGTTGCCCGAGGCGTCGCAGAACACAGGCGTGTAGATGGTGATGGCACCGCCAGTGATACCGCGAGTGATACCCATGATGCGGACATCGACGGTAGCCTTACCCGTCGCCACCTTGGTAGCGTCCAGGGTTTCCTGGTACACACCCAGAACACGAGTACCTGTACCTGCAGTAGTGACAGTACCACCGCTTGCATCGGTCGTGTCCAGCGTGGCACACGTGAACTGGTTGACAGTGGCGGAGGAATTGACCTTGAAGCCCTTGTCAAGAACGAAGTTCGGACCCATGACTTACCTCCTCCCCTTACTCGCCAGCCAGAGTGGACTGCCGGTACTGCTCGTACAGATCAGGGTCGTTCAGCGTGACTGCGTGAACGGCCTGTGCGTAGGTCAGGTCCTTGTTGTCGGCCTGAACCTTCTTGACAGCTTCGCTGAAGGCCCTCACACCAGTCATCTGGTCCTCGGTGCTAATGACCTTGCGAGCAACGCCTCGCTCACCCAGTTCGACGACGCCCTTACCCTCGACGAACATCTGGAGGATCTCGGCGAACTTCTTGTGCGCGTCGGAACCTAGCGTGAGCATGAACGGCTCAGCCAGTTCCTTGGCAGCAGGCGAGAGGACGTTGTTGCCTTCGGTCAGGTTGCTGAGCGTACGCTGCACCTCGGCAAGGCGGTTCGCTGCTTCCAGCACCATCATCTTGTCGGACAGCTGCTTGAAGAGCGGGTGCTCCATAAGCTGCGCCTCGGACAGGGTCACCGCAGGTGCCCCACCCTCGCCGCCCTTCTTCTCGGACATCTGCGTCTCCTTTGTGTTGCCCTGTCCGGGCTCCTTCGTAGTGTCGTCGCCCTCAGTTGCCTCGTCCTTGGCGAGCATACTGACCGCGCCCAGGATCTGGTTGTGGTCAGCATTGGGATCCAAGCCTAGGAGGCTAGCCATCTTGCCGAGGGCGTCATCAACACTTAGTGGCGCTACCGAACTGCTCTGCGGGTCAGTTCGCGTACCGGTACCATCATTAGGCGAAACAGGAGGTGCAGACGTAGCGAGAAGCTTCGCCATCTCCTCCGAGAGGTTGACGGGCTGAATGTTCTTCAGGAACGGACGGTTAGTGAGTGCGCCACCGAACAGAACGTCATTGTGAGTCGTACCCTGGTTGTCCGTCCAGGAATCCGTGTACTCAGGCGAGAAGTAGCGGTATTCCTTGTTCTTGATCTTGTCACGAGCTGCAGGTGTCCAGTCGACGTGGAGGTAGAGACCGTCGGGACGCGCGTCAGCCTGCTTGACCCACCCCGCAGCGACCTGCGTATGCGTCTTGTGGTCGTAGTCGATATCGAGATCAGTGCCACGAACCTTATTGTTGACGCTGGCAGCAAAAGCCTTCACGCGCTCAGGCGTGACATTGATCTCGCCGTAGGTGGGATGCTGGTACTTACCAACAGGAAAGGCCTGAATCCAGCTCGACGAATTATCGTCAAACTGGATACCCGAGAGATCGTACAGGTAGCTAAAATGCCCAGTCACTTACCGTAGCCACCCCCACTCCCCTTCGGAGTTGCCTTCTTGGTCGACACGACCGGCTTCTTGCCTACGGGCATCGCTGCGCTGGGCTTCTGTGTACCGACAGCAGGCTTCTTGGCCGTGGCTGCGGTATTCTTCACAGGCGGCGTGACAACCGCCTTCTGACCGCCCCTAGCAGGTGTCTTGCCCTTGCTTACGGTGGTCTTCTTGGGAGCTGCCACGGCACGCCCCTTTCCCTTGTCTTAATGATAACACAGTGACCCAAGGGGACACAACTGATTCGTATATAAGGGTACTACTTACCACTTCTGTCAGTCCCCGCGTTGCCCCGAGGCACAGATACCACAGGGCGAGGGTTTTGCCTCGGAAGCTGCGCGGGCGAGGGGTTTGGCGCACTTGGAACGTTTGCGCCAGAGGCTCCTCGTTGCTGGTTTGCAGGAGCAGGACGCGCGCCTCCACTACCCTGAGGCGCTGTGGCCTGGCCCTCAACAGGTGCACCTTGTGGGTTGCCGATGTTGCGAGACGTCGTAGGATCACGAGGCGGAAGGTCGAACTCGTCGCGCATCTCGTCCTCGAGCTGGTCGTCCGGAGTGAGTACACCAGACCCGACGAGATTCCTGACAGCGAACGAGATGGTGCGCCAGGTGTCTTCTTCACCAATGCGGCGAGCCTTGAGCTCAGGGTAACCATTAGGCGTCCGAGGGAAGTTGTAATCGACCAACTGTCGAATACAGTACGAATTGAACACATCTTCGACGCATTCGGCCAGGAACCGCGTCGACCTCATGAACATTGTGTGGTCATCATCCTTGCCTGAGCGACCACTTTCAACGTCAATGAAGTTTCCAAGCACGTTCATTTCGATCTGGTCGTCGTGGTAGTTCAACGAATCCAGTGCATTGACTGGCTGTCCCTCGAGCTTGGCGAAGACCAAGTCCCAGTTCGGCGGCAGAACAACGTGTGCACGCTCGTTGGTACGCAGATTACGTCCGAGGTTGTCTGCCAGGAGGCGATCGTTCTTACTAAACCCCGGAGGAAGCTTAATGATCGGGATACCGATACCATGACGCTCCTTCTGGATAGCGTCGATCTTCTCGAGCTGCTGCTTGTAGTACCAAGGCTTGTACGCAGAACGAAGGAGCGACAGACCAGTCATGTCGCCACCTTCCTTCTCGAACGTGAAGACAGCGAGCTTCTCGATCGGAATGAAGATGGTGCTCAGGATGCTGTAGTTGTACATCTGTACGCCAGCAGGACCACCCTTATCGTCAAACTCCCAGTACAGCACATCGAGAGGGTGACGAGGAGCAAACTTCTGCCAGCACATCATCCCAGGGCGCTCAGGATGCTTATTCGTCCAGACCTTCTCGAACATGTAGTACCCGAACTCCAGACACAGCAGCGCTTCCGTAAGCAGCTGTGGCCAAGAGTTCGTCATGCCCTTGAACAGATTCCAGGACACGAAGTCAGCGATCGCCTTGTCCTTCTTACTGTCCGAAGCAGGCTTAATGAACCAGCGTGCAGACAGGACAGGAGTCTTCATCAACCGTAGAGTCGACCGAACAGTTGAATCGGACCTGCGCATCTTGTCGTAAGTGCGCAGACCCTGAGCCTCACGCAAGTCAGGATTGTATTCCTGCCTAAGGAAACTCAGGTACGTCGAAGGACTAGTGGTGCCAATCTCATTCAGGTCAGGTCGCCCGAGAGTATTCTGTGCTGACCTGTCAGCCATTAGAACAACTGACTGTCCGTCAGGATCAGTAACAGTGTCAACGAACTCGTACTTCTCAAGCGCCTCGGCCCAGGTAAGCTGACTACCTTCCGCTGCTTCTTCGGTAGTGGTCATGGTGTGTACGTCCCAGCCCTAGAACCTGTACGCGACCACTTAGGAACGCCGACAGAAGCAGTTCCGAAGGTGGTACCAGTATGGACAAGCCTCACAATCGGAGCGGTGTCCGTGGCGAAGCTTGTAACAGTCCCCGGAAGCAGCTTGCCACCGGAAAAGACATTGACGTGGCTGTTGACCTTCAACTTCCGGGTTGCCATTAGAGGCCCCTGTTGTGATAGGCACCAGTCTGCTTGGTCGTGGTAGCGGCAGCAACTCCGTGGAGCAGCCGACCACCCTGCAACTCAGGCAGAAGCAGAGAAGCGCTACTCGCAGCAGGGGCGGCGGTGCCTACAGCAGGCGTGATGCTACCGTCATCGACGAACACGTTGCTCACCTGCTGCTTCATGAACAGCTGGGAACCCGTACGGCCGTAGAACCGGTAGGCAGTCGCACCAGAGGTCACAGGTGCCGTAACAGTTACAGTCGACGTCGATCCTGTGGTGACCTGGTTGGCTGTGGCGCTGGCCTGAGTCTCAACACCGTTCACGATTGCCGTATTACTGTACGTGTAGGTACCTGCAGCAAGCGTTCCGCCAGTAGTAGCGGTACCCAGAGTAGGGGCAGCAAGAGCAGTACCTGCATTACCTAGCACAATGGCAGTCATGGAACGGCCATTGGCGAAGATGTACCTAGCCACGTGCTGAAGGACAGTCTTTGCAGCCCTGAGTGGCATGTCGCCTCCTAGAACACTAGTTCGGATGCCACGAACATGCCGTGGTCGAGTTCAGAGCTAGGAACTACTCGCATTCCCGCTAGCCTGTTAAGGTCACCAGGATCAGGGTCACGGTAAGGCGAAGGAAGCCCCATGACCTCATCCAGGTGGTGACTCGCGCCCAGAGTGAACAAGTGTACTAGACCATACCTAATAGCATCCATAGCATGGTCTTCGACCTTCTGGCCCATCTCAGGAACGTTCGAACCGTTAACAGGTTCCTTCGACTTGTAGTTGTTGAACTCCCTGATTACATTCTTACAGGAGTGGTCAACATACAGCCCAGGCCGCTCGATCGGGCGCTCGTATTCGTCGTACAGGCCTGTCTCGCGCATCCCCAAGGCCTTCTTGACGGTCATTACACCGTCGCGCCAGTTCTCCTTAGCCTTGGGATCCGCGTAACACCCGACCAACTTTTCGCTGACAGTAACACAGGCTTCAGGGTCGGCTGCGTCGCCAAAGGCTAGGTCCAGGCGATAGCCCTTAGGCTGTTCCCGTGCCTTCATCTCTTCTAGGGCCGAGTTCAGCGTGACAAAGGCCTTGTAGTACTCACGCCAGATGTACACAGTGTCATCAGGTGCGACCTGGAACTCGATCGCCGCCATGGGGTTCGTAAAGCCCCAGTCAAAGGCGATGTAGTTCGGCCATGCAGGGTTGAACGTATGCTTCTTGACATGAACGGTCTCACGCCACTCGCCGTAGATCTTTCCGACAAAGGCTGAGAACTCTGCGCCGATTTCCTGTGCAAACCATTCAGGAATAGTCGAACGCTTCATCTCCTGGATCTCTTCGTCATCGTACCCATCAGGGTAGATAACCGTGTTAGCCCAGGAAGGGAACTGCCACGACTCGTAGTTAGGGCGATCGGGGTCCTGGCCGTACTGCCACATCCTGTGCAGCCAGTTGTAGCCCTCAGGAGTAGTAGGAAACGTTGCGAACCCTCGATAGTCAGTCAGCGCAGGACGAATGTACTTCTTCCAAGTTGCTTCCTTCTGCTTGGCCGCCTCGGACATAATAACGCCATTGAGAGCGTCACCAACCAGAAGATCTGGATGCTCTGCCGATCGGACCTCTAGGCGCGACTGCCAGGGGAACTCAATGTACATGTCCCCTTGCTTCTTGTTGTACGCCTTCTTGATTCGCTTGTCCCTACCGAAGCCCTGACCAATCATCAGGTCATCCCAAATAACCCGGAACTCCTTCTCGCCCAGGTCATAGGTAGGCCCGACAATCCAGTAACGCGTCTTCGGAATAAACAGGTAAGGCTCAAGGTCGCGCGCAGCCATCGTAGACTTACCAAACCGACGGCCGCAACAGCAGATCCGGAACCGTGCCTTCGAGTCGTGGAACCTGCGCTGCTCAGGGTGGGGGTGGTAGTTAATCGACTTGAAGTACTTCTCCTTGTCGACTGTAAGGCTCATTAGCTCACCCCGCAAAGGAACCCGAACCCCGATTCGGTACCATACGTCGTCGGGTCAAAGCTAGCAGGCAGTGCAATAGCACCACTGAAGTAACCGCAACGCCGCTTAGTCTGTCCAGGGCCGCGCGAGGCAAAGGTGTGGGAGTCCACAGGGGCACCGGGGAAACAGAACTGTTCGTTCGAGTATCCACGGATTAGGGCCAGGAGGTAGAAGTACGAAGTGCCAATACTGGCAGCGCCTCCGACAACTGCACCGCCGCGCCAGCCAATGGCACCCCATAGAGTGCTGTCGTCAGCCGTCGCTCCGAGCTTGGCGCCCGTGTCGTCGTAGATGCCGATCTGGTTAGGTGTAGTGGTGCCATCGTACGCACCCGATGTACCACAGGCAACCCAGAGGTTGGTCGCGGTGCCGCTTGCTGGCGTTGGTAGGCGCATGTACCAGATGAAGTTGGTACCCGCAGGCTGCGTGTTCTGGTAGGCTAGGGGATCCCCCGTAACGGACGTAAGCCCGTACCCACCAGGAATGTACAGTATGGGTCCGCTACCACCTGCAACTGCTGCCCACTTCACTCCTGTAGTTTGTGTGCTGTCAGCAGTGAGCACCTGGTTATTTGAACCGACCCCTAGACGGCTCAGTACCCCGCTACCGGTAGCAGCAAGCAGGTCACCCTTTGTAGTTACTAGCGACGAGGGCACCTTGCCTGCAATTGAGGTACTCAAGGTGTTCAGGTCAGTCACTAGCTGGGTGATGTCCGATTCAGCGTGCGAGTGGCTCGCAGCGGCCTTGTTCGCCAATCCAGGTACCAAGGGTAAGTCCGCAGTACCAGCAAGGTCCCCTGCGAGCTTGATCTTACCCTTCGCCGTCGTGGTCGCATCAGGCGTACCTGCAGCTGCAAGGCTCTCCGCAAACTGCTTGGTCGCCGCGCCCAAAGGGACAGTGGGATCTCCGGACAGAATCAAGGCACCTGTCATGGTGCCACCGGTCTTCTGAAGGAACCCCGCAAGGTCAAAGCCCGGCGCTTGTGGCACTGCTACGTGGTCGAGCAGCTGCGAAAGTGTAGCACCAGTTCCAGCCAATGCAATAAGCACCGGCATGTAAAAGGTCTCGTTCCATTCCTTTGTACGTACCTGCACCTGATAAAACCAACTGGCCGGGCTCAGGCTGGTGTCGTCACTGGCCGGCAAGGAAACCGAAAAGGCCCCATCATTATTGGTCCCTACAGGCACAACCCACGTCGTAGGCGTTAGGACAACAGCGCCTGACTTGTGAATCTGCTGTGTCAGCCTAAACTCGATGAAGCCAGAGTCAAAGGAACCGTCCCCACGGTAGAGTACATCGTGTACTTGTACGTATGTAATCCCCGGCACTGTGGGCACGGTTCCCCTCCTCAGGACTTCAGCCGACCGGACCGCTCTGCGCAGGCACGTCGGTGTTGGGAGTCGGCGTCGGGTCGGCCCCAGGCTCGTCAGCCTTAGCCTGTGGCACCCAGCACGCATCGCACTTCAGCGTGACACTGATGCTATTCGCATCGCCGTGTCCGTGCCCTTCGACCACGTAGCGCAGCCCCCACTGATCCTGCGAATGCGCTGTCAATCCGGAAGTGGCCTCGAGGTTCCCGACAATCAGATCCCTGACAGCCTTCCCCAGGTCGCCGAAGTTGGTGTCGTCGTAGGCCTTCAGCTGCTCGATGACCTCATCCTTGGTGCCAAGGGCCTTGAAACCAAACGTCATGATGTCCTCCATCGCGGGCGGCCCTAGGCTGCACAGATTCCACAGGGCCTTTGTTGTGGCTCTAGGCGTTGTTGTTCACGATACCCTTGACGAACTCAGCCAGGGCATCCTTCTGATCGTCGCCCTTCAGGCCTGCACTCTTCACAGGGCCGAGGACGCGGTCGGTGATGTACGTAGCTGCGCGGTACTGAAGCTGCTCATTCGCACTGTTGAAGGCAAGGTGGGTGATCTTCAGCGCCGCTCGTGCTGCGTTCTGACTGAAGATCTCGTTCGCCAGCTCGGCATCAGTAGCACCTGTGAGGTCCTGCTCCATCCTCAGTCCATCAAGCGCCTCAGGATCGTAAGCCATTTGGTCGCCTCCCTAGGCTTTCAGGACAAAGCTCCTTCCTATATGATAGCTTATTACCCGTAATGTACGCAACTTATTGGTAAATACGTGGAAAATCTGCAGTTTCTGGCGACTTTTCTCGTGTATATTATATGGTCAAATCTGCCGACGAAGGTACGGTATGACCTGGTAACACATGCGAAAATGCTCCTACTCTATCTGAGACCCAGGGGCATTGACTTGGACCAAGATCCTCTAGTATAATATAGTTACAAGCAAAACAAAATAGCAAACAAAAAAATAGGACAGGTCAAAAAACGATACTATCAGTCTGGAAAGGAACGGTCATGTCCTATCAGGACCTGAACGGTACGGTAAGGAACGATTTTCGGTTCATGAAGGACGGTGCTTATACGGACCGTGCTGCTTCACCGTTCAAGTTCGGACGGTCCAAGCAGGTCCAGACCGTCCGGTCCGGTAAGGTTTGTCCGGGTTGTGGAATGGTACGGTCCGTTACTAATAAGTGTGAATGTAACAGTTAGTACGGTACGGTCCTAGACCGTCATATATAGGTACGGTAATAACCCCTACCTATATATGACCATCTAGTACACACGGTCAAAAAAGATCATGAATAATAGCGCCAAATAGCGCGTATGTAACTGCAAGATCCCGCTATATACTAATATCAACAGCAAAACCAAAACCGGAAAAAGGGGTAAGAAAATGTTGAACACCACGTACTCCCCGTACCAGGCCACGAAGGTCGTCAACGGGTGGATCGCGAACCTGGGTGTGGAAAAGGAGCTGCCCCCGCAGATGCTGTACACCTACGTCGGGAAGGGTTACATCAAGTCCTTCGTGGGCGAGGACGGAAAGAAGAAGGTCACGGTCGAGGACCTGAAGAACTGGTTCGACAACAAGTACGCTCCGAAGAACCTGCTCAAGAAGGACGAGTCGGTGCAGACCGAGACGGTCGTGGACGAGAACCAGATGACCATCGACGACGTCGAGACCGACCAGTCCTGATCTGGTAAGGTGGGTGGGGTACGATCGAAAGATCGTACCCACTCCTTCCATACCAGAAGGGTCTAGAACATGAAGAAGATCCTGATCATCGTCACGATGGTCATCGCACCTCTTGTTGTTCACTACGGGGACGAGTCGACCCAGAACGAGGGGTGGACGATCGTCGGGGTGGGCGGGTACGAAACGCGGGGTACGGTCGGTTGGTTCGCATGCGACGGTCAGTGCTGAGAAGGGTACGGTAATGGAATTCGTCTTCACGTGCCGCAAACACGGTACGGAACTTCAGGGTCAGCCGTTGATTGGTCAGGACGCGAACGGGTCGTGGGTGCTCGAGCAGTCCGACATGTGGTGTGCAGGCAACCCGGAACCGGGAGACAACCCGGAAGGGTCCATGTGTAACGAGGACTGGAAGACCACGGTCACTTTCTGATAGGTGGGTGCGGTAGGGCGGGGGCCCTATCGTGCCTTCCCGACAGAAAGGGAAATGAAATGAAGGGTACGATCACGGGTGTGCTGCCCGACCCTTCGGCGCCGGCCCCGAAGGGGCCCGTGAAGGCGTCGTGGTGGAAGCGTAGGCACACCTTCACCCGCCGTACACTGGTCGGCCTCGCGTTGGGGGCGGCCATCCTCGGTGGCGTCCTCGAGAAGGCGGCCATGGACAGTCAGGTCGCTGACTTGCAGGCGCAGGTTGCGGCGATGCAGGGAGCAGACACCACAGGGGCGTCATCAAACGGGGATGTGACCATCTCTCACAAGACGCCGACCGTCCAGCACCCGAAGGCATTGAGTCCTTCGCAGCATCGGTACCAGTGCACGAAGGTCGGCTGACCTGAACTAGGAGGGGACGGTGCGGTTCAGCTCCGCAACGATGGCGTTGTGCCGCGCCGTCTTTTCCTGTTCGGAAAGCGTAGGGGCTGTCTCCTTAACCAGTTCCTCCGTTGTCTTGTACTCCGGGTCAGCCCAGGGTGCCTCTCCAGCCTCAATCATGAGGGGCAACCAATAGTCCCGGAACTCTACAATGGTAAGCGAACGGTTCTCCATGCGGTCGACCTTACCACGCTGCGACTGGTACGCTTTGTAACAGGGCTTGCAGTAGGGCTTGTGGTACCTTCCAGTCTTGGCAAAGTAGCTGTGGGGCCGGCTACGGTTACAGATGTTACACGTTTTCTGACCCGGAATATGTGGTATGATTTTCCCGTCAACGATGTCGAAGCTCATACTATTTATTATATAGAGGACCCACTAGGGTAAACAAGGGTCAGATTTGGTTTCGTTTGGGTTTGATCAAGCTCTTAATAAAGAAACTCTATACCGATTGACTACAAAGTAACTATAACTATTATATATTAACCTAATTTTTATACTATAGAGAATTCTGTTGGTTTTGGTTTTGGTTTTGGTTGGGGGACGAACGCTATAGACACCTCATTCTTTTTCTCCTATGAGGACATCAGTGAATCGTCACGAGTATCCTCTAGAGAAACCGCATGAATCTTCACAGGATCAAACCCCGATATACTGACCGAACTTGATGTTGAAAAGTAGAATAACCGGATTCTCAGTCTGTTTTCCAGGGGAATCTTCCCGTAAGTCCTCTATGAGGAACCATCACGACCAGTATAATATGACCTAACGCAGCCTCAGATAGACTCCGACACGCATCATTTGGCGTAGTTAGGCAACCCTCTAAAAGATCTTGAGGAAAAACCAAACAAAACCAACACCGACCTAGGATATAAGGAAAAGCGTGTCCGAGGGGCTC